CTCTTTTCCTACACACCTGCACCCGGGTGTACCAACTGTAAAAACTTTATTGACATAATAATAATAAATACATATTTGAATAATAAAATATATATAATATAAAATAAATAACTAATTTAATCTCCTATTCTATAAACGAAATATTGTCATTAAATTCATTGTAAATAGAAGGTAAATTTAATTCTAAATAAAAAAATATATTTGTATATTCCGAATAACTAATTTTATTTTTCCTATTCATTAACCTATTTAAAATATACCTTTCATATTTTGAAGAAAAGTATCCATACATAAAAGGATTTGTATAAAAATATGGTCTTTTACTATCTGGACCTTTACTTATAAGATCTTTTAATATCCTTTTACTAATCTTTTCTTTAAGTAGATTAGCATGTACGAATATTTCATCTAATCTATCTTGATCATAAAGATGAGATAAAAGAGTATCGAAACCAAACATGCCTTTAACTTCTTTATCTTTCATCTGAAATAAATATGATTGTTTTTCATTCAATATAACTTGTGGTTCTGGTAAGTAACAAGGTCTTTTAGGCAAAGATAAATCTTTGACTTTAATCACTTTATACTGGACCTGATGACTATATTTTTTTGTCTTCGGATTCAATATATCGTGTAATTTCTTTTGATCATTCTTATAATAGTTATATTTTTCAATCATATATTTTCGTTCATATTCTAATCCAGGTATATATTCAATACTAGTTTTACCCATTTTCTTATTTTTTCGTTCTATTTTATACCATTCATTAGGTTCCGATAATGGATAAACACCAAATCCTCCTTTACTTTTTGGTGTGTGTATTGTTTTTGACGAATTAGGTATTAATCGATCGAATTCTTTGTATACGAAGGGGTAATCTTCAATCCTTGTCCGCGATCTACTACAATATGTTAACCATGTGGATAGTAGGGTAGATATTATTTCAAATTTATCACCACTTTCGATTGTGGTTGGAGATGGTTGTAATATAGATCCTATTGCACGGGCTGGATATCCAAAAACTTTTCCGTTTTCAGATATATATCGTAAGTATTCATTAACATGTTTTTTTACGAAAAATTTTCCTGGGTGCACTTCGAAACCCATCATTTTGTAAACTGAAACAAAAACGTATATTGATAAAGGAGAGAAAAATCTCAATTTATCATCATCGCCTTGGACATTAATAGAATCAGGTGATTCTAAATTAAAATTATCTACAACCCAAGATGCTACCATCAATTGACACATATTAACGAAAGTATCTAAAAGTGCTGTCCATTTATATCCGGACATTACACCTTTGGTAATCTCTACTTTTGTTCCATCCGGTAATATCATTTCACCTTTCTCGAATAAACATAGGATTAAATCATATAACCATTTGAACTCCTCTTCTGGTATACCACAGGCATAAGATATCTTTAACATAGCATTAGCTATTATTTTAATCATCTTTAAATCAATATTCCAGTCGAAATGTGATTGATCTAAAGGTACGTGCCACCCATCAGTTAATGTCTCTTTTGCAAAATTAACCCAAAATTCATATCTTTCTTTCTTTTTATAATATAATGTACTTCTCTTCCAAGTTTTTAAAGTATCCAATATATAGTAATCTACATAACTTAGAAGTAAATAAAATTCTAAACTTGCCATTGCTACCGTCCTCACTTTTCCTCGTTCTGGCTTAGCTATTCCTCTAATCTCAACTTTATCTAAATATCTTACTTTCTCATATAATTGGTCGGTTTCCATCAATAAAGCAGTTGACCATTTAGTTTGTCTTGGTCTATAGATACCAAGGTTACTAATAACTTTATCTTGCAATTTTATATTTGTAGCACCACTCAAGGCCCACAAATGTATACGTTCTATAAACTGATATAAAGTTATTCTATTTTTGGGAGGCTTTATTGTAAATTCGGTTCTT